GTATTCTTTGATTGCTTTGTCGATTCTATGGTTCATTTTGTTATTCCTTCCTTGTCAACCTATCAGCTCTGAACTACTGTTACGCTCTACCGTCGGGGTGGCGTTAAAAAAAGCCTTTCCCTTTCCCTAACTAGATACATAATTACTTATACTAATTACATATACTTGCCGTTCGCGCCCGTCGGGGTAGCGTCGGGGTAGCGTCGGCTATCCGTTTGTGGCTTTCTCCAGGCGGTCTTTTTGGTGCAGTGTCATCACATTTAGTGCCTTTGTTTGCTCCTCTCTGGTCATTGATCGCCAATGCTTGTTTATGTCTGTATCTGTCCAATTGTCCGGAACGATGCCATACAGCTTAAAGTTTGTTACTGCTGCACCGGCTGCACCGCTTTCACTTAGCTTTTGTCTTTTTGATTCCATGAACTCCATATTTGCGTTCAGATCATAAGAAAAGAAGTAGCGCCCTGTAGGATCTATTTCGAAGAGATCAAAGTTCAAAATGATGCTCTCAATTAGTTCGGCTGTATCGTCGCTTACTCTGAGTATGTAAGCTAGGTTTTCAGGATCGTACTGATATTCATAGTTCATGTTTTGCCTTAGCAGCTCAATGAGTGCCCAGTAAATCCCAATGCCTTGATACCCGTGTTTTCTTTGTAGTGTTATCATTCTTGCGTCTTCCCTGGCATTGGAATCATGTGCAAAGTATGAGTTCATGTCTGTGCCTATGATCGCCATTCTCAGTTCTCCTCGTCGGGGATTCCAAATCGCTTAAGCAGATAACTCTTTTCGACCTTCCCTCGGATCGTGTAATATCCCTGCTCTGCTAATTCCTTGTTTAGATCCCGGATAATCTTATAAGCTGAGGATTGTGGGATTCCTAATTCCTGCTGCACCTGTTCGACATCAATCAGTGCCATATTTACACCTCTTTCAATAGTTCTTCCGGGATCAACATCTTCATGTCAATTCCTAGAGCTTCAGCAATCTTTACCAGTGTCACAAAGTCACAACTGCCCTTTGCCCTGGTATTTGAAATTGTTGACGAACTCAAGCCTGTCATTCTTGCTAGATCCGCACCTGTTATTTCCTGCTGCTGGATCTGCTTTTCCAACTGTTCTGCATTGATTTTCACTTTTTAGCTCTCCTTTCAGCTTTGATTTTCTAACTTTTCTAACTTTATATTACTATCCCTGACTGTTAATTGTCAATAATAAGCTCACAAATGTAATCAAATTGTAATGTTAGGTTCCCAAAAGTTAGTACAGAATGGTTGTAAAGGGGGAAATTGCTTATGTTTGGAGCTAGACTTCGATTATCGCGAGAGAATAAAAGGCTTACCCAGCAGAATATGGGAGATCATCTGGGAATCACAGCTGTTGGATATGCAAAATATGAAAAGGGAACCAGTGAGCCGAGCTTATCTAGCTTAGTTAAAATTTGCGAGAAGCTTGAAGTGTCTGCTGATTGGCTTCTAGGTATAACTACAAAGCCAGTAAGTGAAACTGAAGCTGATGTACTCCAGATTCTATTAGCCATGAGAGATGCTGGAGTTTCAGTTTCTGATGCTTGGTTATCATATGGAGAAAAGCGTCACTCCGTCTGGTACGTTTACAGGGGGATAATCGCTGCATATGAGAGTGAAAACCTGAACAGCACATTTAACACGCTTCGAATTTTAGAAGATAATGTAAATAAAGCTGAAGGAAAGCAGGAAAAAAAGCAGCTTCAGCGCAATGTAGATAATTATATAAAAGGTCAGATTGAGTTTTTGAAGGATAAGCCGGTATCAGAGGAAACTGATCCGGAGCTTGCTTTGAAAGTCGCTCGGGCCTGGCATGAATCTCTTGTAAACGAAGAATAGCCATGCCAGCATACCAGGATAAATCAAATAAAACTTGGTACTGCAAATTTTACTATACAGATGCAGAGGGCCGGTCACGTCAAAAGCTGAAGCGCGGATTCAAATTAAAGCGCGATGCTGAAGCCTGGGAGCGTCAATTCATTCATGATCAAAGAATGAAGTCAGAGCATGCAGCGGTGTCGCTCCCCTGGCCGGATTTCGTGGATCTATACATAAAGGATACAGATAAGCGACTTGCTGCACACTCACGTCAAACGCGATCATATACGATTAAGAATCATATCCGGCCAGCATTCAGCCAGCCATTAAATGAAATATCCTCCAGCACAATTCAAGCCTGGACCAACAATTTGACAGATGAGTATTCTCTCACTCACTCAAGAAATATATATAAACAAATGAGAGCTGTGTTCAATCATGCAATGCGATTATATGGATTGACACCGAATCCCTGCCACAGAGTGCAGCCACCAACAAAACGCGAGACACCACCGGAGATGCAATTCTGGACCTATGATGAATTTAGTCAGGCTATTTCTCACGTTGATGATCTCAAGGCAAAGACAGCGATCATACTTCTATATTGGTCAGGAATACGCAAAGGGGAACTACTGGCTCTCACCTGGAGCGATATTCAGGGCAATATCCTCAACATAGACAAATCTTATCAGCGGATAGACAGAAACGACGTCGTGACACCGCCAAAGACAGCTTCAAGCGTTCGTCAGGTCATATTACCCTCTCAAGCCCTAAAAGCTCTCACAGAGTGGCACAGCGTGTCTGCAGGCACATCTGAATCTGATCCTATATTTCCATGGGAAAAACGCTTCATTGAAGACGGTATTCAGCAGGCAGCAGAGCGAGCCAGTATCAAGCGAATCCGGGTTCATGATTTAAGACATTCTCACGCTAGCTATCTCATCAGCAAGGGAGCAAATATCAAGCTTGTGTCTACAAGGCTTGGTCACAAGAAAACATCAGTCACGCTGGATACCTACTCCCACATGTTCCCCTCTGATGAACAGAGCATCGTTGACATCATGGAAAAGGAAAATAAATAATTCAGTATCAAAACAGTATCACTGAAAAGACAAAACCCCCGAAACATCGATGTCTCAGAGGTTCATGGCGGAGACGGTGGGATTGGACAGTTATGTTTGCCTGGTATCGCAAATCGTGTAAAGCCTTATAAATCAATACATTATTACAGAACATATGTTCGCATTATCTTGTTTTTGACCGTCTCTATAATCTTTTAGTATCAAAACAGTATCAATTAGTAACGGTCGCGCCTGCTTATAAATTCATCGAATCCGTCATCGATCTCAACATCACCGGCCTGGAGCAACCGAGCAGCCAGCTCCTTCATATTACTGCGATAATTCCGGATCATCGTGTTGTATACCTTGACTTCAGTTGATTCCTTGAAGCCATGCTGGTTAGGTCCGTTTTGGTACTCTTCCACAACACCGTTTTCATTGATTGCTTGCTGCAGATCTTCAAGCGTTATTGCCATGAAAGCAGTATTGTCTACCAGGGACTGAAGGCTGTTAAATACATCTTCCTCTAAGTCTTTCAACAAGAGATTTAATTTTGCCTTTTCTTTTGAAATCCGTTTATCTTTCGTTAAATCTTTCATAGTTCACCTATCTTTGGCTATGTTTGATCTACCCGCCTAGATTTTTTTCACTCCATAAATTTTCTGAATGTGCACACATCGGGCTGGGAGTGGTAATGACGTCATAATCGACGGGGGCATAATGCTCCAGGCAGGACCGAAGCCCTGCCCAGAACAGAAACAAAGGAGTCGGCCTTTTAATGTCGGCCAGGACAAGACAGAAAGCACGAGGCAGTTTAACGTCGTACCTAGGACAGATGAAATAGAAAGGAGGATAGTTTAATGTCTTATCCTGGACACTAGAGGACCACGCTCTCAGGCTGGGACTGAGCAGCGCGGTACACTGTACAACAACACTAGGCTTTGTACTCACCAGCTAGTGTCATTAATCTTTTCATGTTTTCATAATCCTGTTTATAATGCGGTGCTACATCATAGCCATAGTTGCCCTTGCAATAGAGTATCACCGCTCTCTTCACAAGGGGATCACTCAGGTCAAGCACCTCTACACCGGAAGCTCTGAGGTCACTCAGGCTTGTGTCAATCAGCTGCAGGATCTCTGCATCATATGCAGTGCTCTTGATCCTCAGCGCGAGCTTGACATCTGGTATCAATAACATTCCGTCACTTGTTGTCATATCTCACTCTCCTTGTTAAGCGGACAGGGCCGAAGCCCTGCCCTAACTTAACTGGGTGATCTAGGCAGAAGCCTTAACTACAGCAACGCATGCAGCAGGATTCCATACAGCGTCAACAACAGCCAAGGCACGAAGGAATATAGATGCAGAGGTGAATCCGGCACTCTTGTCAGCTGCGATTGCAAGCGGATCAGCAAAGCGGACATAGAGCTCTTTGGGGTCAACGATGTACACGGTATCGTCAGCCATATGCTCAGATACAACAATCTGTTTGCCGAGGAATGCAGTTGCACCGTCTGCCAGGTTGTACGCATATTCAGCAGTTCCGAGGAATTGTGATACGTTATACAGCATGTCAGAGTTCATCAGGATAATTGCATTCCTGGCATACTTCTGAGGAAGCAAGCTCAAGGCAGATGCAATGTCACCAGCAGCAATATCTGTTGATGTGGTGGCGGTCACAATCTGGTTTGTGTTTGTAGTCCAGGTCAGATTGTCCAGGCCCTTCGGCTGGCCAGCACCGGTTCCGGATATGAAGGATTTCTCAAGTGTCTCAATTACTTCTGCTGCCAACAGCTGAAGCATCAGATCTGTGAAGCCACCAACAGTCATGCTTGTTGAAGCAGCAGAAATCTGTAAAAGCCTCATCAGCTCATAGCCACCAAGCTCTAGCTTTGTCAGTGTCGGGCTGGCTTCGATGCTGGCATCATTTATCTTGTCAGTATTCTCCACCTTCCAGCTTGCAGCAGTATTGCTGGCAATAGGAATGTAGATCTTGCCTGCACCGCCCTGGTTGATTACGGTAGCGCGATTCAGCAGGTCGCTGTATTTTTCAGATGTTATCAGTTTATTGTGAACATCAACAGGTAGCACAGCAGCAGATCCGGATAGATCCAGCGCGCGCTCCTCTGCTTCAGTCATATTCTTAACTCCAGTTGTTATATACTTCTGGAAAGCTCTCATTTCAATATTTTCGTTTTCCATTTGTTGTTGTCTCCTATATGGATTGTCATCGCCATCGCGGCCAAACGCTTTGATTATCTTCACCTGGTCATAAGGTAGGTTAGCAATTCTTTCAGCTTCGGCCCTGCGCTCAGCACCTTTTTCTAGTGCTATTCTTCGCTTTTCGAGTAGCGAATCAACTTCTTTATCTAATTTATCCAGGTCAGCATCTTCGCGATCAAGTTCACAATCTCTGATTTCAGCTAACCTTTCATTAATTTCAGTGAATCTCATCTATAAGCTCCTTTAATAACTTCCGTCTAATCTCGTTTTTATGCTCCTCTCGCTCCCTGCTTTCCAGCAGTTCCTTTTCCCTTTCCAGTTCAAAGAATGAGCGAGCCTGTACCGACGTTGATTCATATGCAGGAATATCGACAATAGAGCAATCCCAGACTTTTTCAATGTCTGTAATTGTCCTTGTCCTTGTTTCCCGGTCATAACGGTCACCATTAGGAGCTATATTAAAGGCAAAGGAAGCTTTGTCCAAAGCTCCTTCCCTCACTAGCTTGTATACGTCACGCGCTACATTTGTATCGAATAACTTCGCTCTGAAATACAGTCCGCGATCATCAGGATTAATCTTCAAAGAATCTCCCCTGGTACGAGCCAGGATAGGAACATCACCGCTGTGATTGTATTTCAAGCAGCAGTCCTTGAAGTCAGCATTATCGAACGCTCCACGCTGGATAACTTCCTTGTATTCGATACCGTCAATCTTTTGCAAGACAGTCGGCTGGTCATACATAGCTGCATAGCCTTCAAGGATCATGCTTTCATCGCTCTGATTCTCGAAGTCACGCATTCTGATTTCTCTATTTAAGTTAGTTTTGGAATCCATGTTTGTAGTTGTTCCTTTCTGCATAACGCACCTCTGTAATTACTATTATAGCGAACGATAGTTCTTGAAAGCAAACTTTTTATTTTAACATATTCTTTTCGTTACTTTCAACAGCCATTTCCGGGAATAGGTTGTTAAATCTTTGCACAACGCTGTCAGCATCGTTCATCAGGTCGAAGATCGCTTTCTCTAGCGTATCCCTGGCACAATAGATCAGAGCTTTCAGTTGGTCGCTGTCAAGGTTCCCCAGATCGAAGCAGAGCAAGTTGTAAACCGGATCCAGCGCGCCCAGGTTGTGTTTCAGCGCGCCCAGATCCCATTGCAGGTTGCCAGCCTGCTTATTGTTGTATTCAATGATCTGATTCCTTGCTTTCGCTTCAGCGGTCGTGATAGAATGATCTTGTAAGTTGTTCTTAGTTGCTGGGAAGTCGTGAATGCAGTCAGGCTTCCCATTAGTTTTTTCTCTGTTTTTCATTTAAATTCTCCTCATATCTCAATAAAAACTCTTCCAGTTTTTTGTCGTATTCAGTGCTGGCATCTGCCAGAGCACAGAGCATAATTTCAATGGACCTACCACTGTCTCCCGGATTTTTCGACCTACGTGCATTAGTGATTTTTGCCGGGTTGCCTGTCATTGCTTCCGCCGATGACCTCAACTCGTCAACTGTATTTTTCAAGTGTCTGAGTTCGCGCTTGAAGCTGTCAATGTCCTCGTCTGGCATCTGATTATATTTTTTAGCCATTGCTTTTTTCCTTCAGGTTGTTAAATTCTTCAATAGCCTTGCACCGGTAGCCAATCATAAATCCGGCCTTCAGTGCCATGCTTATTGAATCCCATGACTTCAACTTGGTTTCTTCTTGGATTTCGTAATAATCTGATAAGTAGAATTGCCCTCGCTCAGATTCACCAAATTTCTTGTCGTATTCTTTGGCAGCATTCTTGATTCTCTTTCTCATGGTCTGTTTCCTTTCTTTTCGTTTACCGCGTATGCACATCTGGCTTCCACTCCTTTGGATATTCTTCAGGCCCGGTTTCTGCTTTCATTAGTTCGTTCAGTTCCGCAAGCTGGCCTGTCATTTCCTGCAGGATTGAACACATGTCTGATAATAGTTTCGTGATTCTCTTGTCCTGGTCCTGGACTGGCATTTGATCGCATTCTTTAGCCATTGACGATATCCCTCTGAGCTTTGGCTATCTCTCCACAGCTGCACCGGTATCCAATCACGAAGCCGGCTTTCAGTGCTTCATAAAGTGCATCATATATGCTCTGGTCTTCCGTCAACGCCTTGATTTCGTATAAGTCTCTAGCAGTGAAATTTCCCTTCGCTGTTCCGTAAAATTTCTTTTCGTATTCTTTGATTGCTTTGTCGATTCTATGGTTCATTTTGTTATTCCTTCCTTGTCAACCTATCAGCTCTGAACTACTGTTACGCTCTACCGTCGGGGTGGCGTTAAAAAAAGCCTTTTCTTTCTTCCATACATAAATAAATACATACATACATACATACATTGCGTTCGCTATGCGTCACGCTAGCGTTACGCTAGTGTTTAGGCTATTCATTCAAAGCCTGTTCTAAGCGCGATTTTGCATCTGTGTTCATCTTGCTTAGGGCCTTTGTCTGTTCTTCAGCTGTAAATGTATTCCATACCTCCAGGATCTTGCTGTCCTTCCAGGACTCAGGGATCCGGCCATACAGCTTGAAGTTCGTTACATTTGCACCGTCTGTGTAAACTTGTCTCTTGCTCTCCATGAAATCCATATTTGCGTTCAGGTCAGGGGAAGTGAAGTATTTTTCAGTGTTCGGATATGTGCTAACTGCAAACAGGTCGAACTTGTCATTTGCGATAATGTCGCCGACGATCCCGGCTTTATCAGGAATGCGCAACACATCTGCAATCAGGTCAGCATCAAATTCGTATTCATATTCAAAGCTCTGCCTTAGCAGTTCAATCAATGCCCAATAAATACCGATCCCCTCATAACCGTATTCCCTGCGAAGTCTCATCATCTTTGCATCTTGCATAGCATTGGCATCGTGCGCAAAATACAGATTCATATCTGTTCCGATTATTGCCATGCTGATTCCCCGCTTCCTATGTTCGCTTGCCTATCCAGGCGGTCACTTTTTTCTTTATGAGTTGCTTTGTCAGCATATTTAATTGTCTTCAGAGCTTTATTTATCCGCTCCATGATTTACTCCTCGTCTGGAATACCGAAGGACCGAAGTAAAAATGATTTTTCGATCTTTCCCCTAATTGTGTAGTAACCGTGTTCTTCTTCCATTTTTTTATTGAGATCCCGGATAATCTTGTAAGCAGTCGATTGAGGGATTCCGAGTATTTCCTGCACTTGCTCAACATCGATCAGTGCCATTTTGTGCTCCTTTCTTTGACTGCAAGCTCTTGCGGATCGATTTCCAAAGCTATTGCTATTTTCCTAGCCGTTCCAACTGAACAGCGACCTTTTGACAGAGTGTCTGAGACTGTTGCTTCACTTATTTGTGCAGCTTCCGCCAAATCTCGTTGAGACATTAGTCTCAGGGCCATTTGATGTCTGATTTTATTAGCATCAACATTCATTAGATGCCTCCTTCCTCTCTTCGATATATCGGATAATTCCTAATACTTAGATACTACCATATCAATTATGGCGTAAATGTGTCATTAAAGTGATTGAATATGACATTTTTCTAATTGCTGGCTAATGATGTTAGAATTGGGATATATGAAAAGGGGTCATTTATGTCGATTGCTACACGCTTAAAAGAAATACGTTTGAAGCTAGGTCAAACTCAAGCTGATTTTGCAGCTTCGCTCAAGGTTGCCCTCTCAACTTATAATGCATATGAAAATGGGCGTCAGATACCAAAGTCAGATTTAATCGTTTCTATTTGTAAAAAATATAAGATTTCCGCTGACTGGTTACTTGAACTTGATCCAATAATTAAGATTGAGACGGAAGCAGATTTGTTTCTGCTTTATCTTCAATTAAGACAGGCAGACATCTCCATTTATGAAGTATGGTTATCTTTTGGCAATGAATCTAAATCAGCTTGGTATGTAGATAGAGGTATGCTTTCTGCATATAAAAGTGAATACTTATTTAACACTTTCGATACTCTAAGAATGTTAGAAAGTAAAGTTAAAGACGGAAGCAGACCACAATCAGATGTGGACAACTATATTGAAGGCCAACTCAAGTATCTTCAGGATAAGCCGATATCTAAGACAACAGATCCGGATTTAGCTTTAAAGATTGCAGAAGCATATAGGAATCATCTTGCTTATGAAAAACTTAATCAGCTAACAGCTGTTGAAGAATAGCCATGCCAGCATACCAGGACAAATCAAATAAGACTTGGTACTGTAAATTCTATTATTTTGATGCAGAAGGAATTTCCAGGCAAAAGCTGAAGCGCGGATTCAAGCTGAAGCGCGATGCTGAAGCCTGGGAACGTCAGTTCCTGGAATCAGTGCAATATCAACCCACAATGACAATGGAACGCTTCTATGAGCTATTTAAGCGCGATACAGAGCCACGATTAAAAGAGCATACAATCATGAACCGGTATTATTTATATAAGAACCGGATCCAGCCATTCTTTGGAGATATGCAGCTGAATGAGATTGATGCTCAAGATGTTATCACCTGGCAGAATGAATTGATTGAAGAGGGCCTGGCTGATACATATCTCAGGACCTGCCATGCTACACTGTCAGCCATTTTCAATCATGCTGTTAAATTTTACGATCTGAAAGAAAATCCCTGCAGGAAAGCCGGGACCATTGGCAGCTCCAGGACACAAACAGAGATGCTGATCTGGACACTGGAAGATTATAAAAAAGCGATTGACAGCATCGAAAGCATCAAGGCCCGGACAGCCATTAATCTTTTATACTGGTCAGGAATGAGAAAAGGTGAATTATACGCGCTTACCTGGAAGGATCTCGACTTTAATCTGAAAACAGTCAACATTGACAAATCATACCAACGTTTTCACGGAAAGGGCCTTGTCACGTCGACCAAGACAGCGAGATCCAACAGAAAGATCAAATTACCCTCACATACACTCGAAGCCCTTAAAACGCATTCTGGCATGATCTACGATGTATCACCTAGTCAGCCAGTTTTTCATTGGGAAAAACGCTTTATCGAAGACGGTATTCAACAGGCAGCTGAGCTTGCCGGTGTCCAACGGATCCGCGTTCATGATCTAAGACATTCTCATGCATCACATTTAATTGAGCTTGGATTCTCCCCCCTGCTGATTGCCCAACGCCTGGGCCATGAGAAAGTAGAAACAACAATGAACACTTACGCGCATCTGTGGCCCAGCAAAGAAGATGAAATGATCGCGACTCTGGAAGCTGAAATATAATTAACAGTATCAAAACAGTATCAATGAAATTGAAAAGTCCTGCAATTACTACATCACAGGACTTATTGGAGCCTTCTAAGGGAATCAATTATTCTTCCAACAAGTGTAGCTGAATGCTGTAAGCATTGATTTATAAGGCTTCATTATAGAACATATGTTCGTATTCTCTAGTTTTTTGTTGGCTCTGATACTATTTAGTATCAAAACAGTATCAATTAGTAACGGTCACGCCTGCTTATAAATTCATCGAATCCGTCATTTTCGACTGCAGCACCGGCCTGGTGTAATTGAGCAGCCAATTCTTTAATGCTACTGCGATAGTTCCGGATCATCGTGTTGTAGACTTTGACTTCAGTTGATTCCTTGAAGCCATGCTGGTTAGGTCCGTTTTGATACTCTTCAACAACGCCCTTTTCATTGATAGATTGTTGCAGGTCTTCAAGCGTTATTGCCATGAAAGCTGCATTGTCTACCAGGGACTGAAGACTATTAAGCAAATCTTCATTAAGATCTTTCAACAAAAGATTAAGTTTTTCTTTCTCTTGCAATATTCGCTTTTCTTTCGTTAAGTCTTTCATGGTTCTCCTATCTTTGGTTATGTCTTACCTACACCCTTGGATTATTTCTTTCTGCACATTTTCCTAATGTCACTCGCCGGTCTGTAAGTGGTAGTGACATCTTGATCGACCGGGGGGAGGTTGGTCAGATGCTCCAGGCAGGACCGAAGCCCTGCCCAGAACAGAAACAAAGGAGGTGGCCTTTTAATGTCGGCCAGGACATCATGGAAATGAAGGACAGTTTAGAGTCGTATCCAGGACAAGACAGAAAGCACGAGGCAGTTTAACGTCGTACCTAGGACAGATGAAATAGAAAGGAGGATAGTTTAATGTCGTTTCCTGGACACCAGAGGACCACGCTCTCAGGCTGGGACTGAGCAGCGCGGTACACTGCACAACAACACTAGACTTTGTACTCACCAGCTAGTGTCATTAATCTTTTCATGTTTTCATAATCCTGTTTAT